ATTTCTCTGCAAACTTGTGATTTTCCAGTTCCACTACCTGCTGTAATAGTAACTATTTCTCCAACTCTAATTCCTTTTAATTTAGTATTTAATCCATTCCATACATATGGTGTAGATTGCTTACTATCATCATTAATAATCAAATCCCATGTATCATTACCAGATACAATACCTTCTGGTGTATAAGTTGTTGCACCCCATATAGCATCTATAACTTCTTTAGCTCTACCATGCACTAACATCTCGCCAGCATCTTTTAATGGTAAGCTTGCTATCTTAGCTTTTCTTGGAGATAATAATTTAGCACATTCAACTGAAGCTTTTTTTCCAGCCTCATCATTATCAAATAAAAAAATTACACTCTCATAACTTTCTAAATATTCGATAGATTTTTTAACATACTTTTTAGCTGAAGCACTACCACTAGGTACGCTACATACTGGATAACGATTGCCTTGTATTTTAGAGACAGCCATACAATCAATTTCGCCTTCTGTTAAAACAATCATACGCCCAGCGTTACGCCATTTGTTTATTCCAAATAGAGTTACTTGCTCCATATCTCCTAGCCAAATAAAATCCTTATTAGGAAAACGAATATGTTGAGCAACTAATTCGTAATTTTTATTATAGTATGGTGCTATCTGTACTGTTTGATTTTTGTATTCTCCAACTTGATAACCAAATACTTTACAAGTATTCTCATCAAGTTTTCTTTTTACTAATGGTTTATATTCTCCTGTTATCATATTGCCTTCCACTTGCTTAACCTCTTTAACTTCTAAATCACTACCGTGCTCATAATGCTTGCATGAAAAACAGAAACCGTGCCCATCAGAATAACGAGCCAAATTATCCCCAGCAGTATCATTACCCATACTCTGACATTTAGGACAAGGTTCATAAGCAACAAAATCAGTTTCATTAATCTCGTTCATCATCTGGTAAGTAATCGCCTTCAATCCAATCTAGCTCTGTCTTAGCCCATTCATCTACATCAAATGACGGACACTCTTTTGTATCGCTAAATTTATAATGACCAACTACTTCTGCTTCTGGATATTTTGTATGTAATTCTATTACTACTTTTTTAAGAGTTTCCCATTGTTCTCCAGTAAAATTATTTTCCCATATCTCAACATTATCTTCTGTAACTCCACCTACTAAAGCTACTGATATTGCGTCATGGTTTCTACCTCTACAATGAGCACCTACATCATTATCTTGTCTTCCTTGTTCTATAGTTCCATCTCTTCTAATTATTCTATGATAACCACAAGATAAAAAACCTCTACTTCTATGCCATCTATCTACTTCAGTAAAACCTATATCCATTGAAGGTTTTGTAGCAGTACAATGTAGCATTATATATTTAGTGTCTTTTCTCATATTTAATTCCTTTTAATTTTATGTAACAATCAGCACAGTATTTAATTTTATTTTCAATAATTATTGGTCGTTGAATACAGGCGTTGCATTTTTTTTCTGGTTCTTTTTTATTTCTTTTATCCATGCTTTTGGTAAAAATTCTCCAGTTGAAGCTATACAGTGGTATTTAAAACCTTTAAGTTCGCACCATTTAGCATAAGTTGTTTTTGATTTTTTCCCAATTCGATTTTTAGAGTTTGAGAAGATGAAACGAATATCCATTAGAGGATATTGTTGTTTGATGAAAAGATGTTTCTGCCTGTCAGCAGTTACAAAGTAACCTTTAGTTTCGAATATAATTGAATAATTATTATTCTCATCTGGACAACTAAAGTCTGGTGTATACCTAGAAGCTCGAGCTGGCTTGAGGTAAGAGATTGTAAAGTTTTCGTACCCAAATGAAATATCATTCTTAGATAGAAACTTGTTAAACTCTTCCTCAAGTTTACTCTTAAATTTAGAAGTCTGAGCTGTCCGTGCTGGCCACTTCTTCATCTGAGCTCTCGTTCTTGTTGGAAGCATCTCCTTTAACTTTATCGAAACCGTGATTTTCGCTATTGTTTGAAGAGCCTTCAACTAAGTCTTTTACTTGAACAGATTTTAGTCTAAGCGTACATCCAGCACCACCTAACATATCTGAATACCATCCTGCTGTAGTATAACTCACTCTCAAGATACTACCTCCCCATACAGTTAAGTCTGGGTCTAGTGGTTTCAAATCATTGTCTACGATTACTGGCCTTTGACTAAAGGCTTCGCCAGTTTTGTTATTAACACCATTGGCTTTCATTTTAAAATGGAAGATATATTTATCTCCATCTTTTTCTTTTGTGTAACCAGTAAAATCAGATTTCTTTAAAGTCTTCTTCTTTTTACCGTTACCTTCTTCTTCAAGTATAGCTTTAGCTACTACATTGTCACATCTAGCAACAAGGTCTTTAGCATCCTCAGCATTTAACTCCAGCTTCACATGATACTTGGCTTTAGTCATATCGCCTTTAGCAAAATGTGTATCTGGTTTTTGTAAATGTGGATAAATCGCTTTACCAAAAGGAGAAGTGTACTTTATTGGTTTTTCCATTGTACCTCCTAGTATTTGGATTTTGAGATTGTCATATAGTGTCTGTTATCTACGCTAGAGTAGTTATGAGCAAAAGTAATCACTTTTAAGAACTTGCTTAATATCCAGTTTCCTTATTTTTGGTAACGGTGGTATTAAATGTCTTTTCTCCTTTGCAACTTGTTCGGTAATCTCTTTACAAAAATTACCTAAAACATCTTCATCTGCAAAAATATCTACAAAGGATTGTCTTATACATTGGTTCATTAACTCTACATCTGTAGCTAAAACTCCAAAGCTGTCATGAATACAAGCAAAATTAGTTATTCCATTATTAGAGGCATAACAAACAGCTTTCTGTAAAATTGACGCATCTAGTGAGTGAATAAAACAAGGAGAAATTGCATTAGCTACTTTACGCTTGTCAATTTTATTTGTTTCATGTTGTATAGTTATTTTTTTAGTAACCATACTTTCTCCCATTTTTGTATTAACTCTTTGTTTTTTCATCTCCATATAATTCATTTGAACTATAAAATTAGTAGGTGTTGTCCACGTTACAGGTAATTGATTATCAGAGACTAACCTTGATACTTGTTGTAACCAAAGCATAGCTTCTTTAGCTGATACAATAACTTCTCCAATAGCTTCCCATACTAATTTAGACAAATAGTTTGTAGCTTGAAAAATTGTAGGTATTCCAGACTTGTCCTTTATCTTGAGAAATGGACACTCTTTACCTTCTTCTTCCATATCTTTTAAATGGTCTTCTATATAAGCTCTACAACTGTATCTAGTTAAACCATACACAATACACATAGTAACTTTTTTTGTAGTTTTTCTACTTAGACCATACTCAAGCCACATAGATTTTAATATACTATCATCAGCCTCGTTCAATAATTCTAAGGTTTTATTAGCTACTTCTAAATAAACATCTTGTGGAGTTTCTTCAGCAGTAAGATTTGTAGCTTTACCACCTACTTCATCTTTTAACATACCAGAAAAGATTTGCAGGCCAGAGTTAGTACAATCACTATAACAAGGTAAATGAGTAATAAAATCTCCACTCATCTCTCCACTCTTTTTAAATTCTTCCCATTCAAAACAAAATGCTAAGAATTGAAATGGTTCACTACACCTAGACCAAAACTCATAATTATCGTGAGGTTCTTTTGCTGAAGCTAATATAAATTTTTCGTTTTTTTCTACCCACTTAACTCTTTTATCAAGTGTAATTTTATCTTCTCCATAAGTGTTAGCACCATGTATAGCTAGTCTTTGTAGAGAGCTATTGTCTTCTATTTTTTTACCTTTAGAAAATAATAATAAAGATTTAGATAAGTCATTACCTTGATAATTTAAAAACATAGGCATACAATAAATACGACTACGAAAATCATATTGCATAGGAAAATAAATTTCTGGCTCATTTTCATAAGTCTCAGCAACACCAAATATTTTACTAATTAATAATCTTTTAGAATTTAATGTAGAGTTTACCGAGTGTATAACTGAGGCAAGTCTTTTCCATTGAGTTCTAGTTTCTGGATTTGTAGCTATGTCTATTGGTTTAGGTGGTAAAGGACTATCTTCTGTACTAGGTAATTTACCTACAACACTACCATTATTATAAATAGTAATTGCTACTTGATATACTTTTTTATTAATTTTAAATGGTGTACCTTGCATAGAGTTTACTGCTTGATATATTTCTGGCATATCTTGTACTCTATTAGCCATCTCCTCAAGATAAGCTCTGTTTCTACTCTTAAATAAATTATAGTGCATTTTTATCTCCTTCAATTTTGTATGAATGAGTTAAGTAACCACCATCAAAAGGTGTATTAAAATCACGTGGCTTAACTAACATAGGCATCCTCATAGGTTTTAAACACTCTGAGTGTAAGATACTCTTCTTTATCCAAGCCATAGTTTTATCTGTAGCCTCAAGATAAATAGGTGTATTTCTTCTACCTTCTACTCTCTTCTGTAATTTAATAAGACCTGTAGCTTCTTTGATAATATAAATTAAATTTAAACCTAACTTAACTTTACGTACCTTATCCCAGCTACCAAATTCTAAATCATGTTTATTCATTGCATAAACATAAACTCTTTTTTTGTAACGATAATTGTTTTTACTTTTTAACCAATGCTTTGTTTTACTATAGGTTTTATTATCTGTTTCTTTAAAATATAATAACCTTGCTTCATCTTCTAATGAATTACCTATTTTTATTGAAGCTTTGTTTTGTGTGCACCCAATAGTTATACTGTCTAATATAGTTTTAAGAGCTATGAGAGAAACAGCCGACCACTTCTTAGGGTCTTCACTTTCTATTTCCTTAATAGGAATACATTTAGCTAATAATTGGGCTGTCTCAGCAAACTTTGTACCAGTACCTTTTTTAAATACAGAAGTAAAATAACTATCTATTGCTTTGTTTACATCTGATAATGCACCTTGTAATAATTGTTGACCATAAATAGTGGTACTTTCTGTTGGTTCTTTTTGCTTTCCATCTAAACCTTTTTGTTTAGAATTTACTATTTCTTTATGAAACCTTAACACTCCATCCTTGAGCATTTTTTGTTCATTTAATTTCTCTTGTTCTATACGTTCATGACCGTGTTTTACTTCTTTGACCTTGCTCCCTATTACTATATTTTCCATAAGATTACCTCGTAGTTAGTAGTTTTATGTGCATTTGTGTATTAGTCTCTTACCCTAGCGTAGCTATTAGTCTAAATCGTAATGCTAGTAAATATAGCTTGTATTCACTAGCATTTAGCTACGATATGGTAGTAGTTTAGAAGTAGTTTTTATTGTAGAGAGTTTTTAAGTCTCTTGACATCTCGTAAGTTCAATAAAAACAAAACTTTTTTTCACTACTTTTTAGCTCCGTGCATCAAACGCACATTATCTGCACTAAGCTTTTCTTCATATTTGTCCATATCATCTGCTATTTTTATAGCATCTTTTGGAAAGAAATGAATATATCTTCTTGTTACTGGACTATTCTTTGAGTGACCTAACCACTCAGCAATTTGAGCCAGTGTCTTACCAGCCTCAGCTAATCTTGATGCACAAGTATGTCTACAAGTGTAAAATGTCCAATCAACATCATCATTTTTACTAAGTCTGTCTCTTACGTCATTCCACTTGTTATATAATACTCTATAACTTGACATAAAAAATCTCTCTTGATTACTTCTTCTAATTAATATTTCTTTAGTACGTTTTCTAAGGCCTAGTATACTATCACTATCTGTCTTA